CAACCGCCCAAGAGTTAGTAGACCTATTCCCAGATAGTAAGGAGTTAATTACGCAAGATGTCGGTGAGAAGATGGGTACACTCGTTCAACGTACAGAATGGTGGAATGATGAATTTACTTTCACAACATACAAGGAGGAGATATTGGATAAGAGTAAAAACCCTTTCTTTAATTACGATGGGCGTAAGAACCACTTTGCTATTCCAAAGATGCCTTACAACTTCCTATCAGTCTTTTCCCTTCAAGAACAACCTCACGACTTCACTAACCTCATAGAACAAAACCAAGCTAATCAAGACGCAATCATTGATGATGATATTCAGGTATCAAAGAGTTTAAGACACGCTAACAACGATATTGTATTAGACCCTAAGTATTTTGATGCCGAGACAGCAAGAGTAGCGGCAGTGGCCTTAGAGAATGGCGACCCAATCCTAGGCGACCCGTTAGGTATTAAGAGATTAGACGCCCCTGCACTTCCTTCAGGATTACTAGAATCCCAAGATAGAAAGAAAGAAACATTACTTGGAGTGTACGGAGTGAATGGTGTTACAGCTCAATCCGCTAACGAAGATACAACGGCTAGAGGCATGATACTCAACCAGAGTTTTGATAATACAAGAATAGGCGGTGGAGTAGGAGATGCCCTAGAACAAGTAGCGGATAATGATTTTAACTGGTTCGTACAACTATATTATGTGTTCTATGACGAAAAGCATTATGCCTCAATCATGGGACAAGACAGAGCTGTTAAGTATGTAAGTTTGATGATGGCCGACCAAGATAGACACTTTGTTGTGTCGGTGTCACCTGATTCAATGTCACCTAAAGATGAGGTCAGTGAACAGAACCAAGCAATACAATTAGCGGATTCTGGATGGCTCGACCCGATTTCATTATTTAAGAAACTAAACTACGCAGACCCGATGGAGACAGCTAAAGCTGTTACTTTGTTTAGAATAAACCCACAGCAATATATGCAGACTTACTTCCCAGAGGTTCAACAGCAACCACAAGTTCAAGGACAAGGCCAACCACAACAAGGCGGTGCTCAACCTAATCAACCAGAGAGTCCTCCACAAGAACTTAGTCAGGAACCTGCCAACGCCTCATTATCAAGTGTTAAACTTCCACAATGAGAAAATACAGAACAGGCAGAACCAAAGCATTAAGAATGGCAAGGTATGGTAAAGCCAAGAAACAGGAGAAGCAGGTCTACCACAAGAACCACCGAGTCTATAGGGGTAAAGGCCCAAAGGGTTCAGGACACAGAGCAGGAGAGAGTTGGGGCGAAGCCAAACAGATAGACCCAAATTCACCAGTTAGAGTTTATAGCAAGAGAGGACGTAGCCCATCGTTTGACCAAGGGGTAAGAAATTATAAAGTGAGCGCCCACAACAAAGCATTAAGTAACGCCAAGATAGATAAATTCTTTAATAAGATATGACCGATATAACAAAAGCATTTGGAGAATATAACAAGGGAAAGCGACCCAAACAAAAAGCGTTAGATAAGTTTAAGAACTGGCCAAAGAAAGGAAGTAGTAAACAACCAAAGACAGAACAAGAATTAAGAGATTATCAACATAAATATAATAAAGCTTACAACGAATAATATGGAAGATTCAAACAGATTATCAGGGTCAGAGAAAGATAAATTAAGAAAGAAATTTGGACATAACAGGTTGACTGGTTTTGAAAAAGATTTTGGGAGAAATGCCAAGGCAAAAGCCATTACTAAGATGAAAGGAGAAAGTCATTTACAAGAGCAACATAGACTAAGAAAAGAGGCAAAGGGAAAAGGAGGTCATCTTAGTGAATCTGGTTTTATAGTATCTAAGAATGGTAATAAGGTTGAATAAATAATATGAGAGAAGAAAACAGACAAAGGCTAATCAAATATGTTGATAAGAACACCGCACCTTTTAGTGGTGTAGTAAACGCAATAAAAGAAGTAGAGAACATGAGGAACGCTAAAATTGGTGGTAAGGCTTGGACAGAGAAGAACAACAAGAGAGGTTTTTACCCACACCATCCTGCCATTAAAAGTGTCGAGAGAAAAACAAAATCAATTAATAAAGCAATTAATAAGAAAAAACAATGAGTGAAATATTAAAAGACGGAATGCCATGTGTAGAAGATAAGAACAACCAACTAACTTCGGAAGGTCTACCAGAAGATAGTTATGTTCTAAAGCAATTACAAGAGGATATGGATAAAATGATGTAAATATGAAAGAAAGAGAATCAATTAACGAAGAATATAACGAGAAACAAACTGACATTCAAGAAGCAGAGTTTGGTATGGGCAGTGTCGGTGAAGTGAAGAAATTTAAACCTAATAAGGTTAAAGAGGTCGAAGATTTAGGTAATGTAGTAAGCATTGATTAAATATGAAATCAGATAAACAGTTTCTTATAGATAGAGCCTTAGGGCCTAAAAGGGTAGCTGAAATAAAGAAAGAAACAGCATATAACACAAAAGCCAAGTCAAAAGCTATAGAGAAGAAGAAGGGAGAATCTTGGGAAAGTGCAAAAAACAAATATCACGAAGCTCATCTATCGGAAACAAAACGACACAAAAGATTAGACGGCACGGAAGTTAAGTATTAAATAAGATGCCATTACACCATTCAACAAGTAAAAAGGCTTTTGGAGAGAATATCGCTATTGAGCGACATCATGGTAAGCCAGAGAAACAAGCTGTTGCCATTGCGTTTAGTGAAAAAAGGTCGGCAGATAAACACAAAGGCAAGAACATTAGAAAGGCTTTAGAACATAAAAAGAAATAACATGTCATACGCAGATGTATTTCAAAAAGTAATCCATGCAGTTAAGTATAAAGATATGCCTAAAGAGGAAAGGGCTAAGATGGGAAAAATGAGATATCACTACTCCCCTCGCTCAGATGCAAAGAATGTGGCATTGGAGAAAGCCGCAAGGAGACACTCTAAGAAAGCCAATACAGTTGAAGCCATTAAGATACATAACAAAACAATGCAATAAATAGTCAGTTTGTCTTTCCTCGGACTAGACGTTAAATAAGTCCTGTGTAAAGTTTATTAACATAATAGGTTCCCTCGTTTTCCTGAAAAGCGTTGCAATATTATGGAAAAAAACAACCCGTCAGTAGTAGAGAAGTTCTTATCTGATACAGATACAGAACAGGTGAATCCTTTTGAAGGGGTTATAGAAGACCCTTTTAATAAGACCGAACCTAAGGAGGAAGTCGTGGAAGAGAAAGAAGAAAGAATTCCCTTCAACAAAGACCCTAAGATACAAAGGTACATCGATAAGCTAGTTGAAAAACGAATTAAAGAAGTTACCCCAGAGCCTAGGGAATCAGCAGAAGCAGATTACATTAAGGACGTAATGGATTCGATGGTAGAAGCTGTAGGTAATGATACCCCCCAGAAAATCAAAGCTCTCCAAGCGTATGAAAGTGCGTTGAGAAAACTAGACCACAAGGCGGAATCAAAAGCCGAAGAGTATCTTACTCAAATCCAAAACGAAGAGTACGAAGCAGAGAAAGAGGCAGAGGATGAACTTGACAATGCGTTCAACGAGATTGAAGAGACATTCGGAGTAGATATAAGCTCCCCTCGTTCTCAAAAGATTCGTGCAGAGTTCCTTGATTATGTAGAGAGAATTGCCCCTAAGAGAAACGGTGAGATTATAGATTATCCTGATATGACTTCCGCATGGGAGACGTTTAGTGAAATCAAGAAAGCAACCGCAACTCCTTCAAGAGCAAAAGAACTAGCGAACAGAGGTATGAGTCGTTCTTCAGAAGCCACAAGCGTTCCTCAAAAGAGGATAACTTGGGACACCGCAGACGAACATATCGACTCGCTAAGATAAATTATTAGTTAACATTATAAACGTAATATATGAACCCCCTCGCACCTTCAGTAAACATTCAATCCACTACGAACCAGTATTTGGCTCCAGCTTGGGTTGACCAGATTCTACGAGACAACTTCTTTTTCGGAGAAGTCCTTGGTAGAACAAAGAAATGGGATGGCTCACAAATGCTTTTCCCAATTAAATTTCAGAAAGGCGTTGCAACCGTAGCCTTCAACGGCTTCGACCAGTTGCCAACCTCCCAGTTACCAGTAACAGTCAACATGACATTCTACCCAACATTCACAGCTACAAACGTAGCCCTTGCTGGCTCAGATTTGTCAGTCAACGACACACCACAGCAAACAGTTAAATTGGCAAAAGCTATGATGGAATCTCGTGCACAAGATGCCGCAGATGACATCGGAACTTTCTTCCAAGGTGACGGTTCAGCTTTCGGTGGCAAAGCCCCTATGGGTCTTGCAGGTATCGTAGACAACGGAACTGACCTTTCAACTTATGGTGGTCTCTCACGAGCAACCTACTCAGGTTTGAACGCAACAGTTACAGCTTCAGGAGGTACAATTTCACTTCTTAAAATCCGACAACTAGCTAACGCTATCACTGACGGTAAAGTAAGACCTTCATTGGCTCTTACCGATTACACAACTTGGGCTTATGTAGAACAGCTCTTGCAGACATTCCAAAGAAACACTTATGGTGATTTCTCAAACATGGATGCAGGAACAGGTTACAAAGCCAACGGTATTATCTGGGATGGTCTTACAATCTTCCGAGATAAGAAAGTAGTTACTGGAAACTTCTACCTCTTGAACATGGACTATCTAAAGTTCTATGGATTAAAGTGGTGGAAAGGAACTCCTGTTTCCCTACGTTCAGAAATAATCAAAGGAAACATCTACGAGTACAATCCAGCTAACGCAACTAAGGCCTTTACATGGACAAATTGGATTGAAGCCTACAACCAAGGAGCCGTCAACGGTTTCATGATTATGGGTGGACAGCTTATCTGTACAGACCCATTTAGAAATGGTGTTCTTACAGGTGTAACAGGAATTTAATCAGGTCGTACTTTTATCAGCCTAATTAAAAACCCATGTCAAAACCAAATTTCGACACAACAATAGAAGGAACAAATCCTGTTGTTCAGCAAAACGGATTAAATAGCAATAAGGCTGCAAATCTTTATGGGCCAGTAGTCTTAAGTATTCAAGCAGACATTAATCCTACAGTCGCTGCAATTAATGCCACAGCAACAGCTACAGCTGCACAAGTTATTACTGGTTACATTACCTCAACTTCTGCTTCAGCTACTACAATTACACTCCCAACGGGCACCCTTCTTGGTGCTGCTTTAGGAGCAGTTCAGGGAACTATAATGGAATTATATGTAGACAACACAGCTGGAGCAAACACAGTTACTATGGCTGTTGCAACAAACGGTATTCTTTCAGATGCAGCAAACACAACTGCTGCTTCGTTTGGTCAACTAACGGTAGCTTCAGGAGCAACAGGAATAGGAAGATTCACAATTATGTTTACTAGCTCAACCACTTATGTGTTTACTAGAACAGCATAACATTACTAATTAATTTATTAACAAATGTCACAAATTTCAGATTACAAAAGTGCTCCTATTTCACTCTTCGGAGTCAATGGTGGAGTAACTACAATCACTGACAACTCTATTGCTACGCAAGTAGGCAGTAAGTTTAAGTCAGCAGATGGTAGAGAGTTCACCCTCGTACAAGTTGGTGCTTCTGCTATTGCTTCAGGTCTTTTGGTTCAGTCTCCAGCTTCAATTGGAGCTAACCACACAGGACTAGCAGTTTCAGCCGCAGTTGCTATTGGAGGTACAGCCGTTACAGTTACTCTTGGTGGTACTCTAGCAACAGCTAACCAGTATCAAGGTGGTTTAGCAGTCGTATCTGCAGGTACAGGCATTGGTCAGACTCTTCGTATCGCTTCTCACCCAGCAGGAACATCCTCTGGTACAGTTGTCCTTACATTAGAAGACCCATTGTCAGTTGCCCTAGATACAACGTCAAAGATTTCTCTAACTCTTCCTCAATACGGAAGTGCTAACGGAACAGACGTAAGAACATCAGGTGTAATCGTTTCCCCAACAACAGCCACAGGCAGAACAATTGGTGCAACTCTTTACCCTCTTGTTGCTTCGACTTCAACAGTTCCAGCTTACGGATTTATCCAAACATCTGGTGCAGTTGCAGTTCTTAACGATTCAGCTACGGCTATTGGATTGGATGTTATGCCTTCCTCTTCAGTTGCAGGTGCAGTCGTAACTTATGTCGTAGCTACACGAAACCGTGTTGGTACTTCAACAGTTGCTGGTGAAAACACAAAGGCACAGCTCATCACACTTCAGCTCTAAGTTTTAGAGGCTCTTTCAGCCCATCTTCGGGTGGGTTGGGGTGAGCCTCAAAGACTCAATTTATTACTTAAATGGCGTGGTTCGCCTGAAGAACCTAATAAAATTATGGAAAACAATTACGGTACAGGACTTTACAGTGACGGAGTATTTTACTTCACTAACCCAGGACTTTACAAGATGAGAAACCGAGATGGTGTAGACACAAAAGACTTTACAGCTCTTTGGAATAACAAAGAATATCTATTTAAGGAGAAGACAACGACAGCATTAGTAATAGCTAATGAACCTCCTGAAAACATCCAACATATTCGAAAGGTATTTGCTAAGAAATATGCACAAGGATGGTTTCATCAGACTAAGAGATATGCCGACCTCGTTAAAAAGGGTGGATATATCCCAGCTACTTACAATGATGATACGGAGTTAGGTTCTGTCATTCAACAATGCTTAACCCCACTACCTAAAGGGAAGTTGGAAGTTCAAGACTTACCACGTCAGAACGAAAACGACTTCAAAGGTTCTAAAGCCATTAGAAGTGGTGAAGACCTTAATCGAGCCTTTGCTGACTACACTCCCCCAGAATTGGGTAAAATGAACTAAAAAAATGCTTCTGCCTACTCGTATTGATATTAATAAGGCCAAGGCCAATGAACGTAAACTAGAAATAGATAACGGCTTGTCTTTGGCCAGGCAGATAGATTCACTTCGCAATACCTTTTTAGAGGAGAAGAAAGTCCACGAGCTTTGGTTAAAGACCAGTCGTGAAGAAATCCTCAAAGAGATAGCTGACTTGAACACAGAGCTAGAAAGTAAGACCCACGAAGTTGCTAACCTTGAAAAGACTAGAATTGAATTGATTAAACCTCTTAACCTTGAATGGTCTAACGTCAATGCAGAGAAGGAAAAGTTAGTTGAAGCCCAACATGAATTATCTTTAGACCACGAAAGATTAAATGCAGACATCTTAACCCTAGAGAATGAAAAGAAAGAAGTTGCTTTAATTCGCAAACAAACTAAACAAAATGAAATCAATACGGAGAAAGCCCTCAAAGAAGCTGACGAACTTAGAGTATCTACTCAAAAAGAGTATCGAGATGCTTCTATATTTCGGGAGAATCAAGAGTCTTACTACGACAGAAAAGTTAAAAGTGTTGAAGAACGTGAAAAAGAGTATGAAGTCGCCCTCAAAACCATTGAAATTAGGGAACAAGGCGTCAAAGACAAAGAAGCGGAATTATTAGAACGTGAAACTCTCCTAAAGGACAGAACCGCTATGTTACAAAGGGAGATATTAAGAAAACAAAATGGCAATCACTAATCAACAGA